CAGTTACAGAAGTACAAGGGTGTGTCGCAGTACAGTCCGATCCTCAAGCGATTCATTTCAACAGATGATCCTCACTCATTCGTGAAGGAACACATCCTGAAGGGTGATCGTGGTGACGGTATTCCTAATTTCCTCTCTGCCGATAATGTTTTCATTATTGGTGAGCGTCAGAAGGCCATCAACAAAAAGAAACTGTCCGAATGGATTATCACCAAGCCAGAAGATTTCTGTGTGAATGATTCCATGCTTCGTGGCTATCAGCGTAATCAGATGCTGGTGGACCTTGATTTCATTCCGTCTGACATTCAAAAAGGTATCGTTGAAAATTTTGAGACGGCCAAGACTGGTTCTAAAATGAATATGCTGAACTACTTTATCGAAAAGCGACTCTCCAATCTGATTGAAGTTGCTGACGAGTTTTAATGAGAGGACTAAATGAAAAACATCTATGAAATTTTTGATGAGTTTGAGAAGGCACCATCAAAGCAGGATAAGATCAATGTTCTGCGTAGCAATGCCAATTACACCTTGAGAAGTGTTCTTAAGGGAACATTCTCACCGAATGTTAACTTTACAATCGACAAGGTGCCATACTATAATCCGTCTGATGCTCCACCCGGTCTTGGATATACGAGTATCGCACAGGAACTTGGTCGGGCATACTTGTTTGAGGCAAACAACCCTAAAGTTGATCCAAACCTTACATCCGAGAGAAAAGAAAAGATTCTCATTCAGATTCTTGAAGCCCTCGAAAAGCGAGAAGCAGAGGTATTCATGAACATGCTGCTGAAGAAGCAGAAAGTAAAAGGGCTGACTAGCAATATTGTCAAGGAAGCCTTTCCTGACCTTCTACCATAACCAAAAGGGAGTAAACGAAAGTTTATCATAGACCATGAAGAACAGCAAATCACGCAATGACAATCGCAAGTATCTAAATGATTACGATGATGATGAAGTTCTCACCACTAAAAAGAAAGAAAGCCATCGCCGCCGTCCGGTGCGTAATTGGACGAAAGCATGGGTAGAACACGAAAAGGATTATGATGAACGAGACGACTTTTTTGGTAAGTAGAGTATAAGTCTATACAACCCAAGCAGATACAACTCTGCTTGGGTTTTACCTGCAACTAAATCATATACAACCTAGTCTTGAGTTGTATATGATAATAAAACAACGTTTAGTTGTATATGCCTATAAGGCCATAGCCTTACTTGTAGGTAAAAAACTAAGGCCATGGCCTTATAGTTGTATATGAGCCATGCAAAAATGCATACCAGCCATGCATTTTTTGTGGTTGACAGTTGTATATCACCCGTGCTATATTACTTACATGATGATGAAACGGAAAACACGTTCGGATCGCAACCACATTGTTTATAAGGTGCAGGTCAAAAGCCTGACTTATATCGGTGTCACGGTTGTAGAGAATCGTAGTCCCGTCAAGTCTCTTGCTCGCCGCTGGCGTAAGCATGTGCAACGGGCTATGGCAGAACAGCACGACTGGCGTCTATGCAACGCCATTCGCAAGTACGGTGCTGATGCGTTTGACGTAGAGATTATCGAGGTTGTACGTGGTAAGGCCAACGCTCATGTTCTTGAGCGTGAGCTTATCCGTGAGTTGAAGCCCAAACTCAACACCGATGTTCGGTAAGACTTGACAGACGGTGTTGAGTTTGGTATTATGATTCGTAAGAGAGTTTTGAGAGACAGAAGTGTGCATAGCGGCCTGTGTACTGCGTAGACGGGACACTTCAAAAGCACATTGATCCACTACCATTGTTGTAGTGGATCATTTACCGGCCATCTCATTTGGTGGAATCTTGCAAGTTCGGTAAAGTAGGAATGGCTTCCTACCTGTCTCTCAAAACTCTTTATGCCACAATAGCACAGCGGTAGTGCACCTGATTTGTAATCAGGGGGTCGGGGGTTCAAATCCCTCTTGTGGCACCAACTAAACAGAGGGCTTGACTATGAAGCTGCGATGGTTTATTGATTATGACGGTGAGCGTCGGCTCCAGTATTTTAGCGATACTGATAATGTATGGCTTAACGTTGAAACAGTATATAAGTCTGATCTGAAAAAGTGATGAATTTTTTCTGGGTGTAGGAGAGTCTGGTCTAATCCGTCTGCTTTGGGAGCAGAAGATCGGTGGTTCAAATCCATCCACCCAGACCATTTTATTTTGGACCCATAACTCAATTGGTTAGAGTATCTGACTTTTAATCAGAAAGTTGCCGGTTCAAGTCCGGCTGGGTTCACCATACAACTGATGACATACAACCACAGTATTTTTCTGCTTGACTAGTTCCGACTGATTTGCTATGATGCTTACATGATGATGAGAGAGGGAACAAAGATGACTGATCTCGTGATGAAAAATGCTGATGGTAAGGAAGTCGCACTTAAGGATTTTCTTGTTGCCCTTAACAAGTATGTTAAGGAATATCAGAAGAAAACTTTTCCGTCACTTTATGCTGACGGTAACTATGATGTGATCACGGCACAGGTTGGTCGTAAGTATATCAAACTGGTTCGTGAGCGGGCAGATGCTTCTGATAGCAAGAGTGTGTATTGCTTTATCGATCTTGCTGGTAACATCTACAAGGCCGCAAGCTGGAAGGCTCCGGCAAAGCACATTCGAGGCACAGTGTTTGAGCCTGATTATTCTATTGGCAAGGCACTCGGTCATTATGGTGCGGCGTACTTAAAGTAAGTTGAAAAAGGTGGGCCACTACAACTACGGCCCACCTTTTTTTCACTTGACTAGTTCCATCTGATTTGTTAAGATGCTTTCAAGATGATGAGAGAGGAACAAAGACATGGCTTACATGAATCAGACTAACAAAAAGATTCTGGTTGAACTTGCAAAGCCTATTCTGAAGAAGTATGGCGTCAAGGCAACCTTCTCGGTTGATAATCATTCAACGCTTGTCTGCACAATCAAGTCGGGCAAGATTGACTTTATCAAGAATTATACTGAAGTGAGTCAGGCCGACAACTATATTCGGAATGCCTTCATGTATAATCCTCCTGAAGCTGTGACGTACATCGACGTGAATCCGTATCACTATGATAAGCATTTTTCTGGTGATGCTGCTGCATTCCTTGATGAACTTTTCAAGGCACTCAATACCGGCAACCATGATAACTCGGATATTCAGACTGACTATTTTGATGTGGGCTGGTATGTGAATGTGAAGGTTGGCAAGTGGAACAAGCCGTATGTTCTGGAGGCATAATGATTTGGTTGAACGACACTGTTCGTCTTGCGAATGAAAAGATTGGAACTGTGATTGCTATTGATTTGAAGGGGCGGTACACAGTCCGGCTGCAAGACGGGAGTGTCGTTCAAAACCTAAAACACAAGGATATGAAAAAATGGAACTGAACGAAATGGATGAGACGATGATGGACTATTATCCGATGCTTCTCGTTGACGGCCACCACGGCCAGTATGTTCCGCAAGTGTTTGCCGAGCAGTTTAATAATCGTATGTGGGGTCTGGAAGAATTTGATCCCGACTATCAGACAATTCTGAAGGGGCCTGATGAAGAGTTTTATTGGGAGTGCTGGGATGCCGTGATGGATAAGGCGGTATTCATTCATCCTATCACAAAGGTAAAGTATAATCTGTTCCCCGGTGATAGCGGCGATCTTTTCATGGTGAAGGCACCAACACAGAATAAGACTGTTGATTCGGACAGCACCGTTTACTTTTACTAACAACTGTGCCTACAACTCAAGCGGATACAACTTGGAATTTTTCCGCTTGACATTCATTCCAGCCCGTGCTATATTACTTACATGATGATGAGAGAGGGGAATGATATGGCTTTCGCTGGTGATGGTATGCCCTACATTGGTTCTTTCAAGCACAAAGAAACGGGGCGACACTTTGACTTTACTAAGCCGCTTGATGTGTTTCAGGTTGTAGAAAAGAACGGCAAGGTAAATTCATTCCCCCATCTTGTGTATGTCGGTCCTAATGGTGATCAGACACGATTTGCCCGAGTGCTCAAGACCGTGGCCTATGTCGTTGTTGATGAAACGACTGATGGTAAGTTTGTTGTAGAGAAGTGGCCGATCAAAGGCCACACTCTTTATCCCAAATTTTAATGAGGTGGGTTATGGCATATAAGACCGTGACTGTTGATGTTGATATTTCGCTTTCAGATATCGACGATGATGTATTGATCGAGCACTTGGAAAGTGGTGGTTACAAAGTTACCTATGGTGCGACCTACCTTGATGCTATTATTCATTATATGAACCGTGGTAATCTATATCTGGCTTTGATAGAGATTGAGCGAGTCTACCCTGAACTGAAAGGTCTGGTTGATCTGTACGAAAAAGAAAAAGGGGCTTGACAGCCTGACTAGTTCCTGATAGAATACTTCTCGTAAGTTGATGATGATAACAAAGGTGATGAATATGGCAAAGGCAAAGACAAAGAACGAAATCGTTATTGACCTGCTCTCTTCCTATAAGCAGGTTGCTCCCGAAACGATCAACGCTGCTATTGGTGGCAAGTATGCTACCAAGTACATCAGTCTCCTTCGCAAGGATGGTTATGAAATTAAGTCTGTGAAGGAAGGTCGCACGGTGGTTGGTTATCTTCTGGTTGCTTCCACGATGCCGACTGCTGCTGATGAGACTGTTGAAGATGAAGCTGAAGAAGAAGTGAATGAAACTTTTGTTTCGGCTGCCTCTGAAGACGATGAAGATGTTGTGCCGCTGGCCGCATCTTCGGACGATGATGAGGACGAGGTTGCAGTCTCGGATGATTGGGATGACTTTGATGGCGATGTTCGTACCCTTGTCAGTTAATTTGTGATGTGCTATGGTGATGGTTGTGGGGCATAATAGTCCCACAACCTTTTTTGTTATTCGGCGGGAGTGCCAGCAAATGAATATTTTCTATATCGACCGTGATCCGGCTGTGGCCGCACAAATGATGGTGAATAGTCATGTGGTCAAAATGATTCTTGAGAGTGCCCAGCTTCTATCAACGGCACATCGTCTGCTCGATGGTGAAATGTATATTGAAATTTCACCCAAGGGTCGGAAGATCAAACGCTGGAGATTGCCGGATGAGCGTAATGATGTGTTGTGTCATGCCACACATATCAATCATCCTTCTGCTATCTGGTGCCGGGAATCATCCCCAAACTATATGTGGCTGTACGAACATTACTGTGCCTTGCTGGAAGAATACACCTACCGATATGGGAAGGTTCATAAGTGTTCTCGTCTGGCATTGCATCTTAAATCCCTGCCACACAATCTTACCAATTCCACATTCTCTGATCCGCCACCCGCTATGGATAAGCAATACATCATCAGTAAGGATTCGGTAGAGAACTATCGCAACTACTACACACACGGCAAGACACATCTTCACAAGTGGAAAAAGCGGGAAAAGCCGGTCTGGATGGTTGCCTAAATAAAAAACCCCTGCTATGATGCAGGGCAATAGGGCCAAAGTAGCCCATTCATAAATGTGTCCTACATTCCTTCGACACATTTCACATGCTCTGATCTTTTGTATCAGAGAAATATATCGTAAACAACTAAAGGAATACTATCATGTTTAACTTTATCTCAAAGACACTTTGCGTGCTTACGCTTGCTTTTGTGGCTCTCATGTCCTCACCAAATCAATCACAGGCACAAGTGTATCCATTTGATGAAGCGGTAAATGAAATCTCTCGTGGGGTTTCTGGTATCATTTCTACAGCGAGTTCTTATCTTGGAATGCACGAAAGATCGAACTCTGGTGCTCTGCGTCGTGTTACAAAAGTAAATCCTGCTCGCACTCCTTGGTGTGCGGCATTCGTAAATGGTGTGCTTCGCCAGACTGGCAAGAGAGGCACAGGCTCAAATGCGGCTTCATCCTTCCGTGGCTATGGTCATGCCACATCCGCACCTGCCCCCGGTGATATTGCTCTCATTCGTCGTCGTGGTGGTTCAGGCTATCATGTTGGATTCTTCAAAGGCTATGTAAATAAGGGTGGTCGCCGTATGGTTGCTGTCCTTGGTGGTAATCAAGGAAACCGAGTCTCAGTTTCTTACTATCCTGCTGGAAAAGTTTCATTCCGTAGAGGCTAAGGAACATAAATAGGTAGGTGAGCAAGGAGAAATATCGTAATGCCGATCTACACTTTTCGTAACAAAGAAACAGACGAAGTTTTCACAGAAATGATGAAAATGTCTGAACGAGAAACCTATCTACAGAATAATCCACATGTGGAGCAAGAAATTACTCCTCTAAATATTGTGGACCCTGTATCAATTGGTGTGAAGCGACCGCCCGTTGATTTTCAAAAACATGTTCTTGGTCGAGTCAAGGCTATGCCGGGTGCCGATAAGAACAAGATTGAAAAGCGGTGGACTGTTCCAAAGGAAGTATAGATCACTTGAATAGTAGCAACACCTACAACAAAAAACATCATACCAGAAGGGGATTCTCGGCAAACCGGGGGTCCCCTTTTGCACATAAAGGAGACTCCATGTCCAACAAAAGAAAACAGCAGAGACAACAGCAGAAGAATCAGGATATGATTGCAAAGAATCGCTTTGAGATTCGTGAAATCAAACCCCTTACAGCCAATCAACAAAAAACTTTCTCAGCCTATGAGAACGGTCAGAACTTGGTGCTTCATGGCTTTGCTGGCACAGGTAAATCTTTTATCTCACTCTATCTCGCTCTTGATGAAGTCCTGAATGGCTCTACCATTTACGATAAGGTTATCATCGTTCGGTCGGTAGTGCCCAGCCGAGATGTTGGCTTCCTTCCCGGTTCAATCAAAGAGAAGATCAAGGTTTATGAAGAACCATATCGTGAGATTTGTGCTGACTTGTTTGGTCGTGGCGATGCCTATGACATACTCAAACTTCGGAATGCAATCGACTTCACTACCACATCATTCCTTCGTGGCGTAACATTCAATAATGCTATCGTGATCGTTGATGAGTTACAGAACATGACTTTCGGTGAGTTGGATACAGTCATGACTCGCATGGGTGACTGTTCCAAGATTCTTTTCTGTGGTGACTTCCGGCAGACAGACCTGACTCTTGAAAGAGAAAAGAGTGGGCTTATGCATTTCCTAAATATTACAAAACGCATGAATAGGTTTGAATATGTCGAGTTCGAGAAGCAGGACATTGTTCGTTCTGGCCTCGTTCGAGACTATATTATCAAACGGACAGAATTAGGAATCTCATAATATGCTTTCTTTCAAAGAATATTTAAGGGAAGCGGCAACAGGTAATCTTACCAAGGCCCTTCCTCCAAAGTCTCCACCCAGCACATCCTTTACTGATGCTATTCAGAAAAGAGTTAAACCTGAAGTAGGTAAAGATGCCCCGAGGATTCCAAAAGGTGTGCAAACAAATGAGCCTCCAGAAAAAGGTGTATCCTTGGATGACATCGTTCGAAAGAACATGGGCGATGCCAACAAATCTTTGAATGCTCCTGAAAGAGTTGAGCCTAAAATCAAAACCCCGGCCTCCAGAGGTTTCAGGAATCGTGTTCTTGATAGACAGCCGCCCAAGGACTTTGCCCCCAAAGGATTCAAGGATCGGGTTCTTGAGAAAGAGCCTGTCATCGAGGCAGAAATGACTGACTATCAGCCACACAAATACTATGGGTTTTCAGGTGGTAAAGTTCTTGCCAGAAAATCTCCTAGTTCTTCTGGTGGAAATGGCGGTGGTGGGAATGGTGGAGAAT